CCAATTGAGTTTGTTCCATTACCTCCTGAATGTATTACATTTCAAAAGCGTGATTATTGGTTAGACCAACGCATCCAGCTAACTCCATTAGGAAAAGAAATTAGATATAGTGGTATTAGAATAAATGAGGATATGCCAAATAAGTACGGAAAGTATCATTGGATATATACATTTATTTATTTAGATGGAAGTGGATTAGTAGAGTTTGAATGTGATTATAACGATAAGATATATGTTAGAGAGTACGATTCAAAGTAGCATTAAAAAGAAAATGCAAGAAGATGGATGGATGGTAGTTAAATTGATAAAGACATCGATGAATGGCATACCTGATTTAATGTGTCTTAAAGATGGAGATGTTAAGTTTATCGAAGTCAAGCAACCTAAAGGAGTCATATCTCCCATCCAACAATATGTAATAGACACCCTCCGTACAAACGGATTTGAAGTGAATATTTGGACTAAGTATAAAGAAGATTACCAACGCTAACTGTTAGGCTCGACATCTTAGAAAAAGGGTTAGTAGTAAGGTCGGCAAACCAGTAACCCTGAAAGACACAGGTTGGTATGGAAGTCAGGAGAATGGCTCGGTAGTTTAAACTACAAGTAGGTTCGATTCCTACCCTGACAACTAAATTAAAATTATAAACAATGAAAGAAAATGCAATGATTAAAATAGGAGCTATGATTGAAGTAGCAAAAAGAGAAATGGATAATGACCCATTTTGGAAGATTGGAGTAGCAGATGCACTCGTATTGATAGATGCTCAATTGAGAGAAATTGAAACGTTGGAATACATTTACAACTTAATACAAAACGACAATGAGTAACACACAAGGAGGAGTTCGAGAAGGAGCTGGAAGAAAGAAGTTAGATTATCCATTCAAGATTATACAAGTACGTGTACCTTTAGAAATGGAAGGAGCAGTTAAAGATTTCATTAAAAAACTTAGAAACGAATGGCTTACAGCAAACACACAGTAGAGAAAAGACTCTCAATATGGGAGTACGCAGCAGAGCAAAGAGAAGTAGCAAAAAAACTGTTAGAAAAGTGCAAAGAACGTGAAAAACAGTTACAAAAGGTGAAAAGTAGTTAAAATAAAGGCTAAACATTGAATACCTTTGTAAATTACCGACACTTGGGTGGATTTACATAAAGATACTATCAGTAATGGTAGAACGTGAGTTGCCTTGAGAAAGCAATGAGCCATAGCTAAGAGAGTAAAAACTAAATCCGACTTCTCTACTCACGTAATAAGTTCTCAGCAAGTAGTTAATAAGTGAACCTAAGATATACGTGGTAGCATTTGTACAATTGTCTTGATTAACTACGTGACCCTACTCTTATCAGGGACTTTAATAAAGCACGGTGTCAATGAGGTATTGACTGATAAGAAAGAGGGTTCTAATAAAAAACCCCTAATAGATGTATTTATTAGGGGTTACTTATTGCGGTGATTATCGACGTTATTTACCGCATTACTTAAACTTATCTTTCATTTCTAAATGAAGTTTGTAGGCTGAATTGCTTATCTCGTAGACTTGACCACAATCTTGACATTCCATTAATCTCTTGATAGTTCCCATAGCAGTAACTATATTTTTAAGCAAGATTACATTCTCACTTGAGCAAGATGGACAACTGTATTTAAGATTACCGTTTATAACTCCAGCGTGAGTGTTTGGTTTAATATAATTCTGCATCGTTAAGAATACATCTTCCAAGACAACTATATCGCCATCGCAATAGTTACCCATTTCCTCAAGAGCATCAGGATTACCTTTCATTACTTCTTTCCACATATCAAATCCACTATGCTTAATCTTTGCTCCAACTCCTAAAAATTGTGCAATGTAATCTAGTTTATTGGAATTGAAATTAAAGCCACTTTTAGCCTTTTTAAGCGTATCTAATGTCTTGTACTGAGGAAACATTGAAACCCTATGGAATATGCAACGTGTTCTTATCCATTTTATGTCAAACCTATCCCCATTGTGCGCAATCATTTCGTCAGCTTGATTAGCTACTTTTATAAAATCTATAAGCATTTGCTTATCACACATATTTTTATCCCACGTTAATCTATGGATTTTATCTTCGTGTTCCCACTTATAAGATATACATATAATTTTACGTTCGTCTACGATGCTATCGGGGTGTATAGTTAGATTATAACCAATCCTCCAAGCATAGACAAGATTAGGAGATGTTTCGATGTCAAAGAAAAGCCTTTTAATATGCTCTTGATTTTGAACGATGTCGAAATACTTATTCTCTTGTTCAGGAGTTAGTCGATAGCGACCTTGCTTATTGATAGTTACTCCAACTTTGTTAGCGATATAATGGTTAAATCGATACCGCCTTTCAGCATTTTTTTTCATATTTTTGTTTTTTTACAAGAGAAATCTCTTATATTATCTTCCAAATATATGAATTTATTTTCTAATAGCGATAAATTTTCTTTCTTGTTCTTTGGAAATCATATATCTACCACTTTTATTTAGCTTTGCACCAATCTTTTTAGCAGTAGCATTGTCCATTCTGTAACGTCTGTTTGAGTTCTTTTTCATATTAGTTTAAATTTATAAATTATATACATAAATAGTGGAATTAATAACCATAGCAAGATAAGAAATGGATTTGAAGTTTTCGTTATATCTTTAACTTTTCTGTTTTGTGTTACTTTTGTGTCTTGTACTTTTAACTCGTTTTTAACCACCTTTATATCTTGGACTTGTATTGTGTTATCTTTTGTCTTTTTATAGTTAATAGTAACGTTTCTGTACTTTTTACCATCAATAACAATATCCTTGCAAGTATCTAATGGAGTAATAGTAAACTCATCAGTTACAATATCATTTTTAGTTTCAATCTTTATGTCTTCTTTTGTAACAATTTTAGTAACTATTTGTGACAAACTATCCTTCTTAACCTCATCTATAATTACCTTTCTTGTACCGCAAGATGATAACATTGTAATTACAGTTGATGCTACTACAACATAAACCCAAAACATTACACAGTTCCTATTTTGATTTATCATTTGTATTCGTTTTTAGCATCAAAACTTGGACAAGCCTTTTTTACACCTTTAAAATCTTTATGTCCTTGAACAATAGCGTTAGGAAATTGTTTTTTAGCAGCGTTTATTAAATATAATAAACTTTCTTTTTGTTTTAAAGTTCTTGTATCTTTTGGATTACCTGCTGCGTCTATTCCACCTATATAACTAAAATGGATTGATTCTGAATTATATCCCTTTACACCATTTGTAGGTTGTTCATATTTTGCTAATTCGTGAATAATACCATTTGCATCTATTAATCTATGATAACCCACAGATGTCCACTTTAAAGTATTTTTCCAATAATTTAAAATAGATTCTTTTTTGACATTTGGTTGTGTAGCTGTGCAATGAATTACTATGAAGTTAATATTTCTCATTTTGATAAAAGTTTTATAATTGTTCCTATTAATCCAGCGGTAAGTACTCCAGCGACAAATTTCAATTGACCTATATAAACAGACTTTTTAGCCATATCAAGTTCAATAAACTCTAATTTTTCCCTTAAAACTTCTATATCGTGTCTTATGCTATCAATATCAGATATAACACCTTTATTGCCATTTACTTTAGAACCAACTAAAGCACTTGAAATGTGTTGTAAATCTTCTTTAATAAGTCGAAGGTGTTGTTCCATTCGGTCTAATCTTTCTTTGTCTTGAAATTCCATTCTAACTTTTTAATTTTGCAACAATATCTGTAAATCCTTGTATGCTTACATAAGCAGTAGCTATTACTACCCAATCTTGTGAAGTTAAATCTCCAGCGAATAATCCACAACAAGCTATAACAAAAACCATTAGTTTGCGTGATATTATCTTGTTTAATATTTTATCTATATTATTCATAATTTACATATTGTATGTATGATGGTAATTCATCTTCTGAAATTTCAAATAAATCTGAATAATCAATAAATATTGGATGGGTTTCTAATGGTTCTTCTGCTATTACAACTGTGTAGCTATTTGTACCTACTGAATTAATTTGTCTTATATGTCTCATTATACAAAGTATTGAATTGTTGCGTATGCGTGTCTATATTGTCCTGCTGCTCTTGTAATAAATACTTCATAAACTCCTGTGGATTTTATTCTTAAAAGAGTGTTAGTCGCAAAAGCAGTAGTAGGTGAATCGTTTAAAGTTTGTAAAGCACCTGAACCGTAGTTTATTACATCTAA